GTAGGCTTCCGTGCTAAAAAAAACGCTTCTGATTTACTACCCTTTGCACTATTACATCGCTTACAGCAAGCGACTAGGTTCCCAGGTTCCATAGCCAGGTGAGGATCTTTCTTAATAGGTATTAGATGATCAACGGTGTTAGCATCTCCATTTCCACAGTAATAACATATGTAGTTATCCCTGGCCAAGATCTCTAATCTACGCTTCTTCCAATCTCTACTTACTCTAGGATCATTACGCTTACTTGCCATCTGTTAATAGTATCCTTTAAGTTTGAAGAATGCCCATGCTTTACATGGTGTTGAGTATCTCGAAGCTATGTACTTCAAGCCTAAGTCAATTTGTTTATATGGGTCCTTCTCTTTCATCTTTAGCAGCTGTGGTATGCCGAATGCACTACTTCTCTTATTCTTAGCTATTGCAGACCATTGGCTCTCTTTAGCCCATAATGCATTTAAACACATAAACTCTTTAGCATTGAATAGTTTTGTGTAGGCATACAGCTTATAAGCTTCTTTGTTTTCTTTTAATCCGTAAGCTGTAGTTGCCGGCATAATCGCATTAAGCAATAGACCGGCCCAAAGCACCAAAATCGCCTTGCGAGCTACCCCGGCTTTGCCGGCTCGCCCAGCGATGTCGGAGCGTAGCAGACCAGTCAAATTCATTCGGATAACCGCAGGTCAGAGGGCATGTCGGAATCTATAATCTCTGGATTCAATTCGATTCCTAGTACACCGCACTTAGAGCACTCAACGCATTTAAGGCCCGGCGGTAGAAGCTCGCTGAACTCTGCTACCACCTTGCCCGTAATAGTTGATTTACATACTCTGCAATTAAAACGCACTATCACCATAGATACTCCTTTTAAGATCTTCGATAGGAAATAGGTTTGGCCTATCTATCCAGTATGAACCATCTTGATTACGGTATCTAGGCTTTTTAGCCATTGTTATTGGTATCCATCCGGCGATGATATACACCGGACTTCTACCCGTAACCAGTACGGCTATATCATGCTCTCGATCGTTATTTGTAACGATTAGATGCCCATTAAGGTACTTGGTCCATTTAACCTCGATCTTCGCACCTATATCAGCTTCATTTTTAAAGGTGTTAACCGTAGGCTGAAAGCCAGGTATGCCGAAGTATTGGGCTACAGCTATCTCGGCCCCTACAGCTTCGCTAGATTCCATAACGGCTTCGTGATAATTGACGCCTTTATTTCGCCTAGAAGCTGCATCGACCCTAGCTTGCACCTGGGTAATTCGCTCGAATCCTATGCTATGAGCTTGTTGCTCCTGAGCATAATCGAGTACGACCCTTATTTCTTGCGGCACTTGGAGCAGATCCATAATACGACCTCTTTATCGACGTTGCGTATTTCCATTCCGCCTTCCGACGAGACATCATTAAAGCAAGCATCGCAATTCTTAGAAGGTACAGCTGACACGAATTCTCCACCTTCCATTGTGTAGGCAATACCATCGACGCTAAATTCAACGTAACCCATTTTAAGATTCTCCTTGTAACATCTCATTGATTAAATTACGGCCGGCCTTTACTTCAAAAGCTGGCTTCTTAGGCGCATGCCATTTACCATCGGCTCCGATTTTGTACCAGATAGATTCGCAAGATTCTGCGCTCTTTCCAAGCTGGCAGGTATAACCGTAGTAATCACGATTATTCTTATTACCCTTCTTCAGCACCATTATCCCGTGGTTACAGATAGGTGGCTTCTCTACTTCTTCGGCCCCTAGTTGATCTACCAGCATGGCCATAGTGTTAGCGACCGGCTCCGCAGCTTGTCGGCTGGCTCCGTTAATATCGCTCTTTACTGGCTCCATGATTTTAGCCTGAGCCTTTTCCATGTCTTGTCTAGTAGCTCTTTTATCTGTACCGAGCAATAGGCCAGCGGTTCGGCCATAGCTAGAAGTAATACAGTTTTCTACCCAGAAATCACGGTTTACGCCACGATCACTACGAGCTTCATACGCAACATCTACCGCAGCTGGCTGGGCATCGTTAGCATCTCTGTAGATCTCGGTAACGGCATAGCAGTACCCGGCTTGGTGATCGATCTTTAACTCTCTTACGTTAAATCGAACCATCGGGAAATTATCGTGAACCCTTTTAATTCGGGTTGCAACATCTTCATAGTCGTTTAAGTTGAACATTATCCTGTAGCTCCTTTTTTAGTTTAATTGGGTCTAACTTCTTGGCATACTCCATCTGGTCGACTAAAGGCCATACTTCGCCCTGAGCCCATTCGCTTAACTCGGCTCGATGCTCGGCGCAGTAGGCCCGTTCGTTATTTTTACCTAGTGGAGTTTCTGAAATGCAAAGTACGACAGCTGCGGTCCTAGCTTTTAAGTGCCATTGTGTTTGGCCCGGCCCGTCGTATTTAACTTTGCCCCATTCGTTTTTACAGTAGTCGCACCAGCGACCCTCGGGAGCCTTTACTATCATTGTCTAAGGCTTTTCTGAGCTTCATGCCTACCTGACCATTTACCTTCTTTATGGCCATCCTTATAACCTTTAGCCCATCCTGCAATAAACAGGATAGGACTCATTAGGCCCAGCCAGTAAATAAGCTGGAGCCCCCATGTAATTTCTATCATTAGTAGCCCTTACTGTCGTACCCGTCTGATACGAACTATGAAAGGGTAAGGCTAGACACCGACATAGCGCAAGAACCGACACGGCCTAGACAATAGGATCTTTAGGCTTATCTTTAGGTTTAAGTCCATTACCAGCCAGTACGCCACCTAGTGAGCCTGTTAAGAAAATAGCTAGGGTTTTAAGCAGATCGATAAAGGCCGCATCGTTAGGAGCTTGGGCCCCGATCGGCTGAGTAATAAACATAAGCGAATAAACTACGCCTAGAGTAACTAAGAAGAATGTAAGCGATAAAGTCGCGCCGATCATAAGGATCAGCCGGGCATGAATATCTTGCGGATCTAATCTATTTTTTTTGTTGTTCGATAATGGCTTCTCCAAGAATGTCCTTAGTACATGTTCCCGTAGGTATGCATTCCGGTGGGTTACATTCTGGGTTTTCCCAGTTTTCGTATTCTTGGCATCCATATCTGATCCATCCCTGATAACCGCAACTAGTTAGGGCCAGCGAAAGGATGACCAGCCCTACTAGCCGTTTCATTTAATTACTTAGTACGGCCGAATTCTGGAGCCGATGTATCTAAATACTTCAATAAAGGCCCGACTAGGCCAGCGATGCCGGCATAAGCCAAAGTCTTTGGATCTGTAGTACCGGCCAGCCATAAAGCACCGACAGAAGCTACAGAGGCACGAAGCCAGGTTAAAAATACTTGCTTAAATTGATCCATTAGATCTCCTTAATTAACTACGGAGTAAATCTCTGTTAGCACCGTACCGCTGGCGCATACTCCGTACAGAGCTTCGTAAGCTCCTAGCGGAAAAGTTACTACGCTTTTATGTTCTATTAGGAATCCGTTAGAAGTAGTTACTCCAGCGTTTCCGATGTAAACATCTGAGGATCCGGCTCTAATTATAACGGTCTGATCGTGCGGATCAGCTGCTACTAAAAGGGTAGCTGTGGTACCTAATGTTACTTGGGCATTAGCCATTTTTTAATCCTAACTTGACGATAAGAGCTGCGGCCTTAGCAGGGTTTAGATTAACTTCCCAGTGCATTTCATCCTTACGGTTAACGTAATCTCCGCCCCACTTTAGGCCGTACTTAGCAGATAAGGCCCGGATCATCGGTACCTTTTCCGGTGGGAAAGTGCCTACCTTGCCTAGAGGATGCTTAGGAGCATTTAGATCGATAGCTGTACCGCTTGAATGATTCGACAGCTTGTCGGTGGTACCCCTTACCATGCGAAAGGCGTAGCCCCAATCATCCAAAGTACCTTCATCGATAGGCTCTATCAGCTTATGAAATTCAGCTGCGAAGCCAATTAATAAAGGGGCCGCACCTTCGGCGCATGCTAACTTTGTTTTACAGCCTGGTACTTCATAGCTCTTAATCCCGATCTCTTTACGATCGTTAGAAGCTGGCCAGCCGTTACTCGAGAATAGACTCATGCTCTGCGTTCTCGCATTCCCATCTGTAAGTAGATGTGTTTAGTGTTAATTCTGGATGGCCGCATGTTGGTTCTGGAGCTATAAAAGCATCGGCATTTTCATCGTATGTATATCCGATACCTGCATAATTATAGCGAATGTTGCCGTTATAGCTTGTTCGCTTAACTGTGTATGGCGTACCTTGTGCGTAATAAGTTTCGGTATCCAAACCTTCTATTAATTCGGTTTCATCTTTACCAACTATTACAGCTACTACTGTGTTATTAGAATCTAAATATGCGTAATGTGCCATTATGCCCAACTCACTGTGTCTGAAACACCAGCTGCGGTAACTGTCGTAATTTTAAATAAACCGCTAGTGGTTGTTGATTGTGTTACTCCACCGCTAAAACTTGCACTGTATTCGGCTGGATATTTAAGAATTACTATACCTGATCCACCATTACCGCCGCCAGCGTTAGGGCTAGATTCTGAACCGCCACCGCCACCGCCACCGCCACGGTTAGTAGTACCAGCTGTACCTTTAGTACCATTACTACTTCCAGCACCACCACCACCTAAACCACCGCTACCTACGCCACCGGTGTTATATGTACCACCGCCACCGCCACCGGCATAAGTTATAGAAGATCCAGAAATAGAATTAGCCGTACCATCTCCACCATTACCACCGTTAGAACTGTTACCAGTTGCACCATTTGCGCTAGCTCCACCGCCACCGCCGCCGCCGTAAGCTCCCGCAGTTGCACTACCACCGCCAGAATTACCTTGAGATGGCGATGTCGAAGGTGTATTACCACTACCACCAGATCCGCCGTATTGGCCACCGCCACCAGATCCACCATTACCACCGGCAGTAGCTACGTCATTATTACCGCCACCTTTACCGCCACCGGCAGAAGTTATAGTAGAAAATACCGAATTATTACCAGCTGTACCATCATTAGTAAAAGAATTATTATTAGATGCTCCTGTACCGCCGGCACCTACAGATAACGCATACGAAGTACTTTTATTAAAAGTTGCCGATCCTGTTCTATATCCACCAGCACCGCCACCGCCAGCATGGCGACTACCACCGCCACCGCCACCGGCGACGATCAAACTATCGACAGTAAAAGTAGCTGGAGTACTAAAAGGCTCTCCAAATAATCCAGCGGCTAGATTACCAATCATTAGGCAACGGCTCCGACTATTACCCAATCGTTTGTAGCAATTTTTAAACATACTGCAGTTTTAAAAGCTCCAACTACTGGCGCAGCTACAGTAGCACCGGCAGAAGTTACTGAGGTAGTACCGCTAGTTACAGCCTGGATAGTTAAATTACCAGCTGCATTATCGTTAAGAATTGTTATAGCTGTACCGACGGGAAAATTAAAAGTGGCATCTGTAGGGATGCTTACAGTTTTAGCGGATGAGCTAGTAAAAACTAATAGCTGTTGGTATTGATCACCAGTTGCTAAAGTGTAGGTAGTACCTGTTTTAATAGATACTTCATAAGCTGGTAAGCCGTTCCAAATTGTGCTGGTAACGATGTCGCCAGTAACTACTGGAAAAGTAGGCATTTCATCTCCTTAATAAGACAGCGAATCGATGCCGATTTCGCCGTATTCTGTTCCGATTATAAACCCATCGATGATAGCTTCTAGGGTAACGAAATTAACCAAAAAGCTCTGTGGCGTAATTCTGTTAGATACTCCGAAGATCTGTAGGGTTTTCTCTAAATACGATCCGCCGGGCTGGGTAGTTTTGACGGTGATCGGATCAAAGAAATCTAGTTCTAAAGCTGCAATTATGCCAGCGTTATAATTTGGCGTATAAAGGTCCAGATTTAAAAAGTCGCATCGAACCGAAGTTTCCTGCCGGGATGCGGTATAGGCCCGGGCATAATCCAGAGCTACAGCATCGGTCTGCATTAATAGGTTATCCACGTAGTAGCTGTGAAGAAAATACTTATCTATAGAATCTTGATTTATGGCCACCTGTGGAGATCCGCCAGCTCTTACTACCGTGGATTTGTTAAATACTAAAACGTCATTTAATACCCATCCGGCATCTTTATAAATAATCCCGGTACCGTCATCGCTAAATAAAACCGGAGTACCAGCAATCGAGCTGACCGTTACTTCTCGATCTTGGAATACGAATGAGCCAGAAGCATCTACATAGAAGGCCCCGTACTCGGTGGTTGATACGGTCTGGCAAGCTGCTAAAGCTGTGCGCTGTGTGCCCGGATCATTTTGGACCGTGGTTAATCCGGCATCTACATCCCGAGCAGAGTTAGGCCATTCGATCTCGTCTAAAATTTGATTAATACGGGTACCGGTTAGATCGCCAGCGGTAGCACCTGTTACCGTGCTTATCTGGGCATTCTGAGCCAATCTAAGGGCATCTACGGCGGTGATGGTAGTAAGGGTTACATCTGTAGCTTCTTTAGGCTGAGTAGTCTGGTAGCCGGTAATAAAGCCAGCAAATAAAGGATAAGTAACTCCGCCATAAGTAGCCGTTATAGATAATTTCTTCATAGGGGTAAGAAGCTCGTAATACGGGCTAGCTGGATTTTGTGGGTTGAAATCGCCATTCTGATCGACTATGCGAAGGCTACACGTACCTACCGTAAATTGATCGGCCACAGCATTACGGCCACGGTTAGTTTGAATTAAATTAATTTGATCGGATACGTCAACGATTACAGCTGCGGAATCTGCAAAGATATTAGTACCAAATACACCTGAATCGATTAGGCAAGCTTGGGCAAAGCCCGGGCCAGTTGAAAAGTTAATAATTGCATTTACTACTGGCACGGTCATTACTGGATAGATCCTGCCGGCGTTAAATTACCATTCTGTCGCTGAATCCGAAGCATCGCATCTTCGATCGCTTTATCTAAATCCTGTAAAGCTAAAATAGATCCGTTTACCGTTACTTCTACTTTGTTATTTACATTAGAGCTTGGCAGCGATCCAGCCATACTTGATAGACCACCATAGAAAGATTCTATAGAAGGTATTTCATAACCGGGTTTAACTGTGGTACGTAATTTTTCTAAATAGCTTTGTGTATCCGCTGTAACCTCGGCAGTTTTAGCAGCCAGATAAGCGTTTACCTGTGATGCTGTAATAGCGTTTGGAGCTACGGTAGGAGCTGTTCCTGATGATATAGATTGATTATAATTAACCATTGAAGCTGATAAGTATTTTTGAATGTCTGAAATAGATGCACCCATTTGTAAGGTTAGGCCACGGGTAGCAATATTAAGAGCATTTAAAGCTGCGGCCGCTTCTAATTCAG